TCGGTTGCAGAGAATTACATGGACCCCCGTGCAATCTTTGCTTCTCCGATCCGTTTAGGCTCAGTTGAGTGGGACACAACCCAAGCAGCTGGAACATCTTTTCTAAATTTTCTTCTTCCCGAAGCATTTGTAATTAATGATACATTCCACAAAACTCTTCTTTCCCTTTACACATTCTACAAGCCAGATATCGAAGTATGGATCGAAACCAATTCCACAGCCCAACATATGGGCTTACTTCGATTATGGTATGACCCTTTTCAGACTTTTAAGGATGCAGTCACACCTGCCCCAGTTTATACTGGGAATCCGCAGCCCCGTCAACCTAATATCTTTGGTACCTCTATGGCCTCTCACGTGGACTTACAAGCCCGCGAGTCTAATAAAGTGTCTCTCAGAGTCCGGTATGAACATCCCCAGCAGTGCTTGACCACCAACAGCATCGATCCCATTTCAAATATGGGAAAGATCAATGTCCAAATAGTTAATCCACTTCAAACAACCCCGACTTCATCCAACTCGGTTACCGTCCAAATGTGGCTCCGTTTCGTTACGTGCGAAGTGGCATTGCCCATTTGGCCCCACACCCCCCTCATTCCAAGTTCAGACTTTACTGTTCTTGATATGCAGTCCGACACAACTCCGGAGCCTGCTGTTCGAGAATCAACATACAATGTAGTAGAGTCCAGTGTGGGAATCCCTGAGGTAGGCCCCCCTAAGACGTCCCCAAAACGTTCTTGGTGGGAGAAAGGCCTTTCCATTGGTGGAGGAATAGCTGGAGCAGTCTGGAATGGAGTGACCGGAAATTGGGGAGGTGCTGCCTCCAACATTATCAACACCATTAAAGACATTTTTACAATGGACAAACCCTCCGATCCCATGCGCTCAGTGCCGAACATGATATTCCCCGTTACCCCCCTTGCTCATATGCAAGGTGTGGGAGGATCTGTTAGGCTGGATGCTTCACCCATCGGTGGATATTTACCTACAGACATTTCTTCTTCAGATCCTATCGAACATAAATTTGCTACTCTCATGAAGATTCCGTCCATGTTTGGTCAGTTTAGTTGGTCGAATACAGATGCTCCAGGGAAATTGCTGGCTACATATCCAGTAGTTCCCGGGCTTTGTAATTATACCACTTTAACTGGTCAACAGTACTATGCGATTGATGGTTCCGTTCAAAATAATGGAACTATTGTCGTTCGTGATCATACCTATTTATCTTATTATTCATCTTTCTTCCGTTATTGGTCAGGATCTATTAAATTTAAGTACCAGTTTGTCACGACTGGCCTCCATACAGGTAAAATAGCAGTCATATTTATTCCAAACAATTACGAT